AGGAGAATCCACGGCTGAACGAGAACCACGCCGAGTTTATTGCGAACATGGCGAACAGCCTAGAGCTGCCGAAGGTTCCGGTCCGCACATACGCCAACTACCTGAACAGCGCTGGAAAACCGGGCGCGGATGTGGCGTGTCAGTCGCCCGAAGCGGAATTCACCCCGAAGAAGCGTCCAAAATTTGATTAACCGGAGAAAATAATGAGCGGATTTATTCAGGAATTGGAGTGCAAGTGCGGCCACCGGCAGAAGTCGGCAGCGGTCAGCGCATTCAAGTGCGCGAAGTGCGGACTGTTCAACTACGTTTCCAAGGCGCTGGAGCGCGGCCACAAGACGGCTGAGCTGCTGGCGGCGGCAAGCGGACGGCTGGGCGGCTATTGCGCCTCCTGCGGGCTGATGAAGATCAAACAGGACAAAGCCTGTCCACGTTGCGGAGGAACGGCCGTAACGAAGAACGCACCGCCGGAGGCTGGACACATCGTAGCCGTCAGCCTGCTTGGTCGGAGGCCTCAAATTGTGGGGGATCTCCGATGATCGCAGAAACAAAACTCGAAGTGGGTGATTTGGTGAAACGCATAGCGACCGGCGAAGTGTGGCACGTCGATTGTCTGTCCGGTGACGAGATCACCCTGCGGCGCGGACGGGATTTGCGGACGCAGATTTGCAAAGAATACTTTGCCGAACGCTTCCACATGATGCCCAAGGAGCCCGTCATTCAGGCCGCTGGCGAGGTGTCGGAGTTGGACAAGCTGGAACAGGCCGCCCTGCGCAATCTGCGCGACGTGGTGCGCGCAGAGCTTCGTGAGCGGGATAAGAAAACCGGCTTCTTCGACGAGGCCAAGGCGTGGGTGAATTTGCGTAATGCGCTGAGCGTGTGCTGAAACCGAGAAGGCTTTAGACCATAGGCTTTGGGCTTTAGGAGTTTTTTTTTATGAACGAAACTGACGACAGAGGAAGAAGGCTGCCTCCGTATTCTGAAGAGGCGGAACGGGGGGTTTTAGGGTCGGCTATGATTGAGCCGATCCGGGTGATGGCAATGCTTAACGGGAAGTATCTTTTCACGAATGACCATTTCTATATCCCGGCTCATCGGTTGCTTTGGGAACAGCTAGACGAGATGTTCCGGTCTGGAAAGCCGATTGATCTATTGACCGTCGGAGAACAGCTTAAGAATGAGAACCGTTTAGATCAAACCGGCGGATACAATTTTATCGAAGGTCTGGTTGACAGTACACCCACATCAGCGCACGCCGAATACTACGCCCAGCAGGTACGGGCGAAATGGATACTGCGCAAGGCGATCAGCGAGGCGCAGGCTGTGATAGACAAAGCCTACCTGCCTTCGTCCAGCGAGAATCCCGAAGCCTTTCTGTCAGAAGCTCCGAACGGATTCATGCAGATTGCGTCGGGCGTGGTGAAGGAAGTCAAGCGCGAGGATGCCTTTGCGGCGGTGATTGACGAAGTGGAGTACGCCAAGGAGCGGCAGGTTGCGATTGCCAAGGGTGAGATTCCCCCTGCCCCGCGCTATATTTCAACGCCGTGGGAAGAGATCAACCAGAGCATCGGCGGAGGATACCGCAACTATTTTCACGTCATTGGCGCAGAAAGCTCCGCCGGCAAGACCACGCTGGTCGGACAGTTGGCCGAGCACATTGCGTCAGTCCACGGCAAGAAGGTGCTTTTTCTGTCGATGGATGCCGACGCGGAGGAACACGCCGCCCGTGATATGTCGCGCAATTCCGGTGTGAGCCTGCCGAAGCTGATGAGCGGATTCGCCCGGCGCAATCAGATTGATGCGTTCAAGGCGCAGGCCGCGCGTCTGGCCAAGCTGCCCATCGTGATTGACAGCAAGAGCTTCACGCTGGACGCGCAGGAAGCCAGCATCCGCATGAACCACATGCGCGGCGACATCGGGATCGTCATTGTGGACTACTTCCAGCTGACGCGCCTTGGCGACCACAAGGTTGACATGATGGAGAACTACCGGATCAGCGCCTGCTGCAAACGGTACAAGGAGCTGTCCCGCGAGCTGGGTTGTCCGGTGATCGGATTGTCGCAGGTAAACCGCACAGCGCACACGCAGAACCGTTTTATCATGAAGCAGGATCTGCGCGGCTCCGGTGAAATTGACGAAGTGGCGCACACCATCCTGCTGCTCTACAAAGACCGCGACCTGACCGACGGTAAGGGAAAGGTAGTTCATAAAGCCGCCAAGGAAGAAAACCATATCCGCCCGGTGTGGTGGGAGTGGGTCAAGAACAAGAACGGTCCGCTGGGTGCGTACGAAACGTGGATGTACAGCAACTACTTTAAATTTGAAGTGGCCGCCGAGGGAGCCTTTGAAGTGGCCGCAAATAAACAGGAAATCGGTCAGCTGGCGCACGGACTTCCAGCGCGTGACGACGATGGACCTGAACAGGAATACGCCGAACAGGAGAGCATGATCCTATGACCGCAAAACTGACAAGCGACTGGTGGGTATGTTTGTGCGACAAGCACGGCAACGTCCGGCATTTGACCGTCCGGGAGTGGCTGGGAGCCAACCGGCTGGACTTGCTGCAAGGGACGGATGAAACCCTGCCCGTGGCCTTGGCTGACAGCCTGGACAGCTCACAGGAGGCCGGGCGGATCGTCAAGCGGCAGATCGCGGAGAAGAGAAAGGGAGAGGCAGGGACAGAGGAACAAAGGCACACAGGCACAGAGGGGAATCGTCAATGAGTTGTGAACGGGTCAGCCGGTGGTTTGCGATGGGTTTTCGTCTTGGTGAAGACGGTAAGCCGGAGAGCGCGTTGCCGGTGTCGGTTTGTGAGAATGACTGGCAGCGCGTTGATATGAAGGCCGGTTATGCCGAAGGCGCGCGCGGAATGTCACACGTTCAGTTCTGGCTGGTTTCCGGTGATTGGAAACATGAGGACGTGGAGAGGGAGATTTTTAAACACGAAGACACGAAGGGGGAGAATTAATGGCCACAAAAAACACAAAAACAGAAATGAAAGAGCGTCCGATACTATTCAGCGGGCCGATGGTTCGCGCCATACTCGAAGGCCGCAAGACTCAGACGCGGCGGGTGGTGAAAGACGAGGGACTGCCTCCGTCATCGGATGTCATTCGTATTGTCGAACTTGATAATGGAGAGTTTGAACAGTTTTACAACGAGAAGCGTTCTAAGAACTGGCTTCTTAAATGCCCATACGGCCAGCCCGGCGACCGGCTTTGGGTGCGGGAAACATTTGCGGTGACAGACGGTTGCAGTGGTTACGAATATCCGTTTGTTCCAGCCTCTCCCGTTGAAAAGAAGGTGCTTTTTAGAGCAAGCGGAGATCGGGCAGAGAAATGGAGACCGTCAATTTTTATGCCGCGCTGGGCGAGCCGGATCACGCTGGAGATCGTCAGCATCCGAGTCGAGCGGTTGCAGGATGTTTCCGAAGCGGATGCCAAGGTGGAGGGAGCAGACACCTACAACGCTGCGCTCGACATCGGAACCAAAGGAACACCGCGTCTTGATGCCGGTCCGTTTCAAAAGGGCTACGCTCTGTTGTGGGGTGAAATCAACGGCCCCGGTTCGTGGGCGTCCAATCCGTGGGTGTGGGTGGTTGAGTTCCGGAGGTGTCAAAGTGAAGTGGCTTAAGCTACCAAAATCCAAGGCAGCTGTGACTACAGAGCTGTATTTGGCGATGAAGCGCGACAAGGAGCATTTCGCATCTCTCGCGTTTCACCAGAGAAAGCTGGCCATTAAGCATGAGGCGCGCTGTCACAGATTAGAACACGCCTTGTCCGATGCTCTCGGAGCGTTCACCGGGAATGGTCAGCTGGTGACGGAGGAGCGTCTTGAGGCGTGGAAATCAATTTTAAACGGAGGTAAGAAGTGAGGGAGTTTTCAAACAGGGTTATTTCGGGAATGTATCCGCCGACCAAAACGTGCCGGCATTATTCTGTCTTTGCTCATCGGGACGGGCGCGAAGTTCTTTATGTTCGCGGGATGGCCGGTGCGAGCATTGAATCCAATAGTCCTCGCGGTCACGGAACGCTTGGCATCCTTTTCTATGACGAGGCGTTTTCAGGCGAGGTTGTTTGCTCCGGGTGTACGGCGGAGGTTGAGTCTGGAACGATTGACGAAAGCGGAGAGATGCACTTTTCGTTCATGGTTTCGTCGCCGTCTTTTAACGGCGGTGTGCGATCAGATTACTGTCCGAAGTGCAGGATGCGCGTGGCAAAAGCAGTGCTTGAAGAATTCGAGCGAAAGATGCGGACGCTCGGCGTTGATAACTACGGGTGTTTACAAAAGTAGTCGGTGATGAGTTTGAAAAGGATTTGATGAAATGAGCAAAGCAACAAAGCATCCGGTGTATGCGCCGGTGGAGATACGGGACGCGGTGGCGCTGTTACGGGCCGAAGGGATTGTCTCCCCTTCCCGCGAGCAGTTGCAGGAGAAGTTTAACTGGCTGTTCCGTCTGCGCGAGGAGAAGATCCACCGTGAGCTGAATAATCCGCTAATGTACGGCTATAAGCCGAGCGTGTGGTTTATTTGCATGGCGGTGCTGGGGCTCGACTGGCTGATCCCCCCTTCTCTGTTCAAGGACGACGGGACAAAGATTGAAGGCGGCGCTGCGTTCGGCCAGGCGGTGCGTTCAGCGTTCGGGATGGAAGTTCCATGGGATGTGCTTTGCGTGCTGGGCGGCAACCGGTCGGCCAAGTCAGAGCTGGAGTGCTATCTGGCGATGGCGTCGGTGCTGAAGTTTTCGCGGGTGAATTTGCTGATGTTCCACACGGATTCGGAAATGTCCCGCAAGATTCATCAGGAGCGTATGTACCGCTATCTGCCGCCGGAGCTGAAGCAGCAGGCGCTGCGCGGGGCGGAGGCTTATATTTCCTACAAGGCCAAGACGGGCTTTTCTGACGGGACGGGGTTCATTTTGCCCAACCGGTCGGAGTGCGGCTTCCGCAATTATCAGCAGCAGCGCGATAAGATCGAAGGCGAGGAGCTGGGCGAGCCGATGAAGGAGCGTTGTATCGGCGCGGTGGCGGATGAGTTGATCCCGGTGGACTGGCTTCAAACGCTGTTCTTCCGGCTGGCGACTCGCGGCAGTGCCATGATGCTTGGATTCACCCCGATTTACGGCTACAGCCCGACCGTGGGGATGTTTCTCGACGGGGCCAAGGTGTTGCGCTACGGCAAGGCGTTCCTGCTTCCACGCGACGGCAAGGAGCCGGAAGAGAAGCTGGCGCTGAGGCAGGAGGATTGCCTTTGCTGGATACAGCAGGGGTCAGGAGTCAGTGGTCAGGAGTCAGAATGGAGGCAGGTGGCGAGCTGGAAATCTGTGCCGGCGGAAATGGTGGATCGTCGGGCGCTGACGGTGAAGCATGGCGAGCGGGTGTTTGCGGCGGTTCCACGGATCATCCAGAGCCAGAATAAGCGCATGGGGGTGATCTGTTTCCACTCCGACGACAATCCGTTTGGTAACGCTCCCGAGGTTTGGAACAAGGTTCGCCACGCCAGCGCGGATGAAATCAAGGAACGCTATTACGGTTTCACCGAACGGCGCATGGCCGGCGCTTTTCCGCTGTTCGATGAAGATGTCCACACGATTGCGCCCGATGCGATTCCAAAGGCCGGAACGAATTACATGATCTGCGACCCGTCCAGGGATCGGAACATGTTTATGCTGTGGATTCGCTGCACGACCGAGGAAATCTACGTGTACCGCGAATGGCCCTGCCCTTCTTACGCTATCCCCACCGAGGGCTTTACCGGCCCGTGGGCTGAGCCGAGCGATAACGCAAAGCTATACGACGGCAAGAAAGGCCCAGCGCAGAAGAATTTTGGCTGGGGGCTGATGCAGTACAAGAAGGAGATCGCCCGGCTGGAGGGCTGGGATGTGTACGATTTGAGCGCGTCGGGTGAAGTGATCCGGACGTGGGATGAACATGGCAAAGCCGGCGAAAAAGTTTACATGCGCTTTCTCGATGCGCGGTTCGGCAATGCCAACGGCTACGACGACGGCGGACAGATCAATCTGTTTGAGCAGTTCGACGCGATTGGCCTGACGTTCTACGAATCGGTCAGCGGAAGTCGTCACAGCATTGACGACGGGGTGCAGATGATAAACGACGCGCTTTCGTACGACACCACCAAGCCGGTGGATTACCTGAACCGTCCGAAGCTGCGGATCAGCACGGAATGTCAGAACCTGATTTTTGCGATGAAGATTTGGACGGGGCTCGATGGACAGAAGGGAGCCTGCAAAGACCCGGTGGACTGCCTGCGCATGGCGCTGCTGAAGGACATTCAGCATTGCGACGAACAGAAGGTCATGCGGTTCGGTGGGGGCGGGTGCTATTGAGAGAACTATGAACGATGAACTATGAAAGATGAAATTTGAATTTTCACAGAAGGTAACAAAGAAAAGGGAGGAGATTATGATTACAAAATATGTGGTTCTAAAAGAGTCGTTTATTCAGTCGGTGATGTCGGACGTGGTTACATTCGGCCTGCTGACGTTCTGCATGTGGTTTAGCATGGACTCCAGATTCTGGAGCGTGATTGTGTTTTTCATGTACTTTTTTTCCATCACCACTTCAGCGCTGAAGAGAACGAATGGAAGCGCGCATTGTAACTCGCCAGAAGAGTTAAAGGCGTTCGCTGAACGGTTGATCTCCGAGAAAGGAGGTGCAGATGAACAACCCAAAGCCTAAAGCCTCAAGCCTAAAGCCTTCCGGCGCATCCGCGCCGGTTCCCGCCGACAACCCATTGTTTTTGCGGGAGCAAGTGGCGGGGGTGCTAGGGGAATGCAAGGGGCTGCCGGATCACGCCTTTGTGAAGCGGGGCCATATTATGAAGGCGTACGGGCTTTCCGCGTGGAAGTTCCGTCAACTGGTGGGGGCGGGTCGGCTGACGCCGAAGCATTTCGTTTTCAAATGAAAGGGAAAATTATGGAAAAGATCAGACAGATCGGACGGATGATTGCGCGGATGATGCCGGCGCGGCGGTTGGTGGTGGTGCAGAAGATCCGGCGGGAAAGTGACGAGGTGCTTGAAACTCTGCTGGCTCAAGGGCCGGAGGCTAACGCCTGGCGCGGGATGGACGAATGCGCGTGGCGGCTGATGCAGCGCTGGGAGGATGAGGCGACCGGATCGCTCGAAGACAAGGGGCTGGCGATTGTGCGCTCTCAGGCCGTGATGGAACTGCGCGGAGAAATGCTGGCGGTCTATTACGCCCGGCAGAAGAAAGTGGCAAAGGAACTGAAATGAACAGACAAGAACAGCAAGCGATGGTTGAGCGGTTGAAAACGACTAACACGGTGTTTTGCGGACTGCCAAGAAATGAGCAGGAGTTTATCGAAAAGCACCTGCGCGATTGCGTAGAGATTGACGTTTATGGTTGCTGGACAGAGGCAGAGCTACCTATTCATGCGTGTATGCTTTTACGCCTATCTCCCGACTTCCAGCTTCCAGCCCCAGCATCCTACGTCTTTGCCGAGGATAGGCCGAAGGAGCGGTGGCTGTTTCACATACCGAGTAAAACTGTTTATTCCTATACTTGGTCACAGAAACAAGACAACAAGGATTGGATCAAAATCACCGCCGGTCAGAAGCGTTATCTGGAAACCAAGCACGAAGGTTATGAATTGCTGGTCGCCAAAAAAGGAGACAGGGTAATTTGCCTTGCCTGCGGAAGGGAGGAAATTTGCGGAACTGATTTCACTTCAGATTGTGACATCAACGGCATCCGGTGGGTGAAGGTTCCGGTCAAGCAGGAGCCATGTTTCGTTGAGTATGTAATCAGCAAAAACATTGATGAAGAATATATCTGCGACGTTGAACACAGAGAACACGTTAAGATGCTCTACGAACTCCCAAGCATCGTCGGGTTTGCTGGTTATAAGTTTTTTTGGGAAGATGGAACAGAAACAGACTGGCTTGAAGATTGTCCATTTATTCAGCCAGACGGAACACCCGCCACGCCCATCGCCGCAAGGTTCTACATCAAGGGGGAAACGAAATGAACCTATTGCCTGAGAGACAAAAGAAGGCAGACGAACTGGGGTTGCCGTTTCTTTATGATAACAATAGAAATGTTGTAACGAACAAGGACAATCACAGTATTTGTCGGGCGTATGCTGGACATCATGATACTGTGTATCAAATGGTGCAGTCTGCCAACCGCGTTCTCCAGCTTGAGCAGGCCGTGGAGGAGTTGAGGGGGGCGTTGAAAACAGCAGATGCGGAGATTTTTAGGCTGATTTTTAGGCTGACAGGATGGGTCACTACGCACGAACACTTGATTGCAAAAAGAACAGTTAAGGAAGCACTCAAACAAACGGAGAACCTATGAAATTCAGCGACTTAACCGAACAGCAGGTTCAGGAAATCTGCGAGGCGTTTGCGAAGATGGAGGGAATGACTCCGCCATTTAAAATGATGTGCGGCTTTGCTCCATGCCCGAAACAGTTTCATCTTTGTTACTACGACACGACAAACGGAATGACTAAAGTTTCCGACTACCCCAACTCACTTGACGCCATGCACTGCATCATTGAGGGGCTAAAGGGTGATGAACCGCGTATGTTTATATGGCACCTACACGAAATGGTTGGCGACGGCGGCATGTACGTACAAACAAAAGCAATCGTTAAAATAATCAAAGCCACCTGCCAACAGCAGTTCGTCGCGGCGGCGTTGGCATTGGGGTTGATTAAAGAGGGAGCAAACCATGAGTGACAAAACGGGCGAGGCGGCTAACCCCGCCTAAATGACCTGCAATCCACGACCTGCACCGGAGCGCAAGCAAGACGTTTCGGGCAGTGGCATCTAATTTTATGAGTATATGTTAAGCTATTTTGGTTAAGTCCTTGCGGTTTGGTTCGGTTCTAGGGCGTGTCGGTTTACACCGACACGCCTTTTGCATTTTCTGGTCTTGCGGGAAGGGATTTTCCGCAGGGGAATCTGGAAGCCCCTCGGCTCGTAGAGCCGACACTACATTCCTGTTCACTTGATGGAGAGCATCATGACCAAAAATGGAAATGTGGAACAGCAGCCGGGCGCTGGTGAAGGCGTCGAAATCGCTGTCAATGAAAACGCAGGTACAATCGAAGCTCTGATTGATTCGATGGACGCGGTTGTGGAGAAGACCCCAGAGGTCAAAGGTCAGGATTCAGAGGTCAGTGAAACCACTGAAGAAACGACCGAAGCGGCGGAAACGCCTGAAGCGGAAGAAACACCGAACGCGCCTGAAACGCCGGAGGTGGAAGAAGAAACCCACGAAGATGCTATCCCGGAAGAACACAAGGCTGTTTTTTCTGAGAAGGCACATGAAATCTTCAAGGAACGGATCGGCAAAAAGAATAAGCAGCTGGAAACGGTACGGACAGAACTGGAAGCAGTGAAAGCCGAGCGCGACTCGCTGAAGAAGTCTGCTGATCCGGCAATGAGGGATGCTGTTACTGCCGCCGGAATTGCACCGGAGTTTCTGGATGATGTTTCCGCTAAGACGATTGCCGAGGCCGAGAAGGTTCAGCGCCGCATTACGTGGGCGCGGGAAGCATCCAAGAACCCCGACGGGTACGAAGATGCGCAGTCCGGGAAGGTTTATACCCAGGCTGAACTTCAGGCTTACGCACTGGAAGCCGCCACCGATCCCGACAATATGGCCGTTCTGGCCGAAGCCCGTGCCGTCCGCAAGGCCGCGCAGGCCCGTCAGAAGGAAGCCATTCAGGAAGGTTTGAAGATTCTGGCCGCGCGGGAATCCGCGAAGAAGGCATTGAAGCCTGAAGCCAAGAAGCCGGTCAAAGCCTCCCCGCCAGCACCCAACGGAGCATCAGCAGCCGTTTCGAGAGAGCCTGCACAATCCGGTGATTACCGGGACAAGTTCCGCAAAAGCGGACGAACGATCAGCGACCTGATCGACGCATCAACTTAACAGGAGTTTAAAAATGTCTTTACGTACAGGCCCTTTGACTGAGGCTATTCAGTCTAACAAGAAATTCGACTGGAGCGATGTTCTCCATACCGCCGGCGAAGTGACCGAGCCCTTTCTCGCGTTGCTGAAATCCGGCAAGAAACCGGTGCAGAAGGAATCCAACTGGCCCGTGTTCCAGCTGGGACGCAGCGGCTATGCCGGCGCGCTGGACGGCGCTCCTGCCGGAACCGCCAATAACCAGAGCCGCGATTCTCTCAAGAGCGTGGCGCAGTGGGTTCGCAAGGTGTGGAGCGTTTCGCACTATGCCGAGCTGACTGAAGCCTACGGCGTGAGCGATGAGGTCAAGTTCCAGAAGGAACAGGCCCTCAAAGATCTGCGTCAGGGATTGGAAATGCTGATGCTGTCCGCTCAGGACTGCGCGGTGGAGTCAGGGGAAACCCCGAATAAGACCCGTGGTGCTGCCATGTGGCTCGCCAATAGCGGACACAATGCCGAATATCCGATTGCATCGGACTTCGTGGTTAGCTCCGGAAGCATCTACACCGGCGCGCTGGCAGCGTTTGACGCCGCAGCTTGCGAAGCGGTTCTCCGTAACGCCTCGATGGATCGCTATGGCGCTGTCACGCTTGACGCTCAGGTTGGCCCTGCTCTGAAGGCCCGCATGGACGACTACGGCGCTCATGACATCAAAGCAACCAGCAGCAATGCTGCGCTGAAGATGTTTAACGCGCAGGCTTCCGATAAGGAATACCTGAACGTAATCGACTTCTTCCAGTTCAGCTCCGGTCTGGTCCGCACTCACCTGAACTATAACCTCTGGCGCGATGCGGCCGGCGCGAAAACCGCTGTGCTGAGCAATGCCGGTGGTTTGTTCCTCGACATGAAGATGTGGGAAATCGCCTTCATGGATGCCATCAACCACGACGATCTTCCGTTTGACGGCGGCTCGAAGAAGGGTCAGTGGCACGCGACCGCGATGCTGAAATGTTTCATGCCGAAGGGTCAGGCCATGATTACCCCTTCCGCTGAAGCGCTGAGCTAAGCGAAGGCTGAAACCTGAAACCTGAAACCCGAAAGGGGAGTAGGGTTTTATGAAATCTGAAACCTGAACAGGGAGAATTAAAATGAAGAAATTTACAATGATGATGATCGCGCTGATCGGGTTCGCCCTTTTCGCGCAGGCCGCTGAATGGCGCGCCGCGGATATGATGGAACAGGCCCGTTATGGAGCTACCCGTGTTTATGTGGTGGAGCATTCCGACCTGACCGAAACGAACGCAAATACAGCTCAAACCCTGACGGTTTCCGTCCCGGCGAAGACGCTGGTTCAGTTGGTTTCAATGGAACTTGAAACGGCGTTTGATACCGCGAACACCAACTATACCGGCTCTCTAGCTGTGACGGTTGGTGACGGTACCGATGCCGACCTTTACCTGACTTCAACCGAGCTGGCCAGCGATGGTTCCGAGGTTTGGAAGAAGTTTGGAGCGCTGAACTCCGGAACCATTGCCGTGACACGGCAGATGGGTAACGTCGTTTATGGCACCGAGACCAACAGCCTGCTGACGAATGTCGTTTGCACGCTGACGTCAGTTGCCCTGAACCAGAAAGTTTACACCACCGCCGATACGATCGACTTTGTGTTTACTCCTAATTCGGATGAAGCACTTGTCGCAAATAGCGTCGGGAAGGTGAAGTTCTTCATCAAGGTTCAGTGACCGAATTGCTGATTGGGGATTGCTGATTGACGATTTTCAGCAGCCCCTGATCGGCAGTTTTCAATCTCAAAATCATCAATCATAAATCGGAAATCAAAGATGGCTGGATTCTCACAAGCGGTTCTGAATGCGGCGGCAGCGAAGCAGCGCAAGGCGAAGGAGTCCCGCAAGGTTTCCTCGCAGATCGGCGGCTCCGGCGTACGGACGCATCAGATTGATTCCCGTCTGTTTCATCAAGGCGTGGCCTATGGCCGCAAGCATGGGGTGCATCAGCCGTGGGATGAACCGAATTTTGTGCAGGAAATGGAGAAGTGTCACCCGGACATCGTAGTGGGTGGAAGTTCTTCGGGCTGTTCTCCTGTTTCTCCATACATGCTCGAAGCGGCGCGTAAGCTCGTTGGTGGATAGCCGACCGAACGATGAAGTATGAAAGATGAACTATGAAAATGGTAATTTTTAAAATGAAAATACGATCCGCTTTCATACTTCATACTTCATCTTTCATCTTTCTGTCAGCCGGAGGAATGAAATGACGAAGGATGACACATATAAGCTCGATCAGATTGCAGCCGACGGGGGGAGCGAGAAGGCGGCTCCGGAACAGGTTTCTGCGGTGAAGAGTCACCTTGATCGCATTCGTAATGATTTGTCTGACAATGTTTTTTCAGAGCGCGAGCGCTTAGGTCAGGTTCGTTTCTGTCAGTGGCCGGGACAAAGTGAGGATGGCCGTAAGCATGACGGGGCTAAGCGCGCCCTGCCCTTCGACGGTGCCAGCGATACCCGCCCTTTCATGGCGGATGGAATTATCAATTTTATTGTGGCCGAGCTTTCTACCGCTGCGTCGCGCGCGACGGCGCGGGATACCGGCATGGAGTCAACGGATTCTCAAGGCGGCGGGTTCAATTCGACGCTGATTAAGTGGCTGGTGATGAATCAGTGGACAGATTACCGCAAGCAGATTGAGCTGGCGGTGCAATATGCCTACGGTGATTCGCCGGGCGCGTGTGTTTTCTGGACGGATTGGTGCGAAGATAAGGAAGTTTCCCTGCAAAAGCTGACTATTGACGAGCTGGCCGCACAGATCGGCGCTCAGATGAATCCGGATGCTCCGGAAGAGGAACAGCTGAATACGCTGGATATGCTGTTTGATCCGTCCCGTGCTGAGGATCTGAAGGCCGCGCTGGCGGCATACTACCCAAACCTGTCTACCGGGCGGATCGCCAAGGTGGTACGGTCGATTTATAAAGGGGAAGATGCAGAGTTTCCTGTTCCCCGTGTGAAAAGTGCCATCCCGAAGATGCGGGCTCTGCGGCTTTTCAAGGATATTTTCTTTGATCGGAGTGTCGAAGACATTCAAAAAGCTCCGGTGGTTGCGCTGGCAAATTACTATTCTGAGGCCGGTGTACGCGAACAGGCAGCCAAGTATGGCTGGAATAAGAAGTTTGTTGATGGCTTGCTGGCTTCCGGCAAGGGGCGCAGTGCGTTTAATGACAGTGCGCTGACTTCTGCGGTAGCGGCGATCAGCACGCAGGCCGAGCCGGATAATGAGCTGTTTGAAGTGTTGACGGTTTATACCCGCGCCGTGAACGAGGACGGTATTCCCGGCGTTTACTGGCAGACGATTTCCTATTTTGTTAAAGACCCTGCCACCGATCGCAACCTGTTCGACCGCTCGCACGGTGAATATCCTTTTGACTACTACTCCCGCGAATCGCTGACCGCCTGCCTGGTGGATAGCCGTGGCGTGGCGGAGATTGTCCAGACCGACCAGAACAGCGTTAAGCTGCTGGATGACAGCTTTGAAGACCACACTCAGCAGGCGACCAACCCGGTGCGAAAGATTCCAAAAGGCTATCCGGCCGGCACGTTCCGCTGGGGTCCGTTGGCCGAAATGGAGATCGGGCCGCGTGATGCCACGAATGTCGGCTATATTGATCCTCCGGCCTACCCGCAGGCGAACAAAGACCACTATCTGCGGATGCGCACCAAGGTTTCGCAATACTGGGGTATCCCGTTTGAAGATGTAAATGAGCGCTTCCTGGTGATGTACAGCCAGCAACGGGTGGATGGCCTGCTGCATGTGCTGCGGCAGGTATTTGTCCGCGCCGTGCAGTTGATGGATCAGTTCATGGAACCGGAACAGATTGCCCGGATCACCGGACAAAGCGTGCAGAGTTTGAACCAGAACCGGCGGCAGCGGTCGGAGATTCAGGGCAAGTATGATCTATCGCTCACCTTCGACGTGCGCGATCTGGATATGGAATTTTTGATTAAGAAGGTGGATACCGCCCTGAAGATTCGCCAGCTCGACCCGAGCCAGCGGATTAACATTGGCGCGATTGCCGTGAATGCGATTGCCAGCCTTGACCCGAACTGGGCGCAGGATGCGGTACGCAGTGAAGCGCAAGCCAACTCCGCCGAAGAACAGGCCGCCAAGACTGATTTGGTGAAGATGCTCAACGGCGTGCAGGTGCCGCTGCAGGACGACCCGTGGAGCATTGATCCGGCTGTGCGCAAGCAGACGATTGAACAGGAACTGCTGCTTCGCCAGCAGAACCCGCAAGCCTTCCCGCCGGTCAGCCAGGCAGCGGCGGCTTTGATTGGTGATTACCTGAAAAATCTGGAACAGATGGGCTCTCAGCAGCAGAACGCGATTACCGGCCGTACCGGCGTAGAACCGACTGACCTCGCGGCGCTGGGGCAGGAGAAGAGTATGGGAGTGAGTGAGTTTGGGGGTGTGGGAGTGCCAGACAACCAACAACCAGCAACTAACAACTTACCCGCCGGAGGCGGACAATGAGAGAACTGACTTTTAAGACGTTTTTCGAGCGGTTTGTTCCGATGATTGGCCGGAGCGCCGAAGAGTTTCCGTGCGGAAGCGTTGACGGGGAACGGCATTGTGCGGCGATTACTGCTGCCGTGCGCCGGGCGTATGAGCATGAGTTCTGGCCGGAGATCATGGTGATTGATGAGCGCACGCCGTCGGTTGATTACCTTGTTGAGCAGGCTGAAGACGGAGAAGTCGAAATTGATGTGGTTCAGGGGTTCTTCCAGACGGAATCCGATGCGCGTAACTTCAGCCGGCTTATCCATGCAGAGCGCATACCAGGCGGATGGATTTTAGATAAGGCGTATGACAGCGTATTCGTCCGGTTTCGTCCGGTGGCGCCGCGTTTTACGCGGGTTAAATGGGACGCAGCCAAGACATACGCAGCGAATGATGTCGTTTATCTCGACACGAACGGGAAGTGCTACCGCTCAACAAATGCCGGATCTAATAAGTACCCGGAAACGGAGACCACGTATTGGTCAGAGCAAGCCTTCCCGGGGTTCTTTGAACAGTACGCGCAGTATGCGGCGGCGGCGGAAAACTGGCGCTTTGAGCGGCAGTGGAGTCAGGCCGGAGAAATTCAGAGCCGGGCTGACGATACGCTGTTCCGGTTGAAATCGTCGGCTAAGGGCCAAGGAGGAACGCTGTGAGCACATTGAACAGAAAGCATTTATGGGTGAAGGCTGACATACGGCGCGGAGAGCTGCTGGATGCAGATACCGGCGAGGTACTGACTTGTTTCCGTGGCAATGATCTGGCGGTGCATGTGGCCTTTTTCTCCGGCGATCTGCTGATGGCCATCAGCAATCTGGTGCAGGCGGTACTGACGGTAAAAGACCCGGCGGCTGTAACCGGTGATCCGCTGATGTACAAAGCGCAGGCTTCGCTGGATTCCGCGCTAACGTCGGCGCAGTGGAACGCAAGGACCAGCGAGCACGCGCTGTTTGAATTTACCGGCGCAGAAACCAATGTGGATATTTCCGGTCAGATATTCAAAGACCTCTATCTTGGGGTGAATGTTGATACCGACGATACGCCCGGCAAAGACCTCTGCTACGGCACGGCCGATCTGCGGATTGTTGAAGATGGCCGCGGCGACGGTGACAACGCTCCGGAAGTTCCGGCTGAATATTATACCAAGGATCAGGCCGACGCCCGGTATGCGCAGAAGTCCGGCGAAACGTACGCGATCAGCGGGGCTAGTGAACTGCGAACCCTGAACCTAAGCGATTGCACCTTTGCGCAGCTGTGCGATTTGGTCGGAACACTGTCGGCTGACCTTAAAACATCGGGAGTGATTGAATGAAAAAGATTTGTTATTGGTTATTGGTTGTTGGTTGTTGTGGATTGGCCTCTGCTGCTCAGCGGTTCGATACCATTTCTCGGTCACAAATGATTCCGACGACTCAAGATGTGGCGCAGGTTTGCGGTGATCTGTCGAATCTATCAAACCGGACTGATCGGATTGAGACCCGTACCAACGACTGGAACACGGCTTTTGGCTGGGGCAACCACGCGGGGCTGTACCTTGGCTTGAGCGCATGGGGAACCGCGAGCAACGATCTATGGCAGGCGATTGGCAACCGGCTTGAAACGTCGGTGTTTACCGGCTGGACGAATAGCCAACACTCGATCAACACGAACTATTCTGCGCGGATCACCGAGCTTGAAGACCGCCCGGTGAGTGATACCAATCTGGCGGCGATTGTTACGCAGGCGACGAATGATATTGCCGGACTAAAATCCGGAACCAGCACATGGAACAGCGTAACCGGCAAGGTGGATCAGACGGATGCGATCTATACCAACACGGCGGCGCAGGCTTCAGCGGCCTTTGGATGGGGCAATCATGCCTTGTCCGGGTATCTGACATCGGCACCTCCGCAGACGGTAACTAGCGTGAACGGTTCGACCGGCGCGGTGGTTATCACGGCGGCATCAATCGGCGCTGCCACGGGTACGCCGCTCTACGTCCAAAACTTTGACTACGGCGCGATCACGAATCCGCCGAACCTTGCAGTCTACGCCACGACTGGCTCGGTCGCTGCTGTCAGCAATATCGCCGCCGCCGCGCAGGCCACGGCGAGCAGTAACACCACGGAACTGTCCGGCAAGCATCCGCTTGAAAACCAACGCCTTTCAACTACAAATAAACCTACGCTGGCGGGGTTGACTATTTCCGAAACGGTAAGCACAAAAGGTACAATTAGCGGCACAAACTCAGGGGCTTTCGCTGGCGAGTATTCTTACGCTGGAACGGACGAAACATACGGCCAGTATTTCACAAACAGCGCGGGTAAGGTTTTGTGGACGGATAACGGCTACAATTATACAACCGGATGGACTCTCGGTGAGGCTGTTGGTTCGGTAACGTATTTTTATGATGGCGGGTGGCAGGATACTAACTATGAGCCTGTTGACATTGTTCTGACCGGAACGCCTTTTTACGGAGTTGGTGGAGATGTGTCTACGGCTGGAGATGTGTCTACGGCTAGAGATGTTTTAGCAGGACGTAACATCTTAATGACAAATGGCGCGGCCTCGTTGACCTATACTTACGACTCACGAAATCTAGGCGGCAATACCATTAAAATAGCGGGTAATGAACCATGTGCTGTGAATTTTGGGTTTGTAGATATTGGCAGGAATTTCTCTGGGGCGGACTTAAGCATCTTCGCTGGCGGGCCATTGGATGTTACGACGGCGGCGAATGGACAGATCGGATCAATATCCTACACAGGAGGCGCAAGTTCAGAAAAAGCCACGGCAAATATTGAATATTCGATGGAAAACACCTTGGCGTTATCGTTCGTCGAGCTCGCAGTGCCATCTTTATTTAATCTAACTTCATGCGGGCAAAACGATATAAATGCGGCGACCTACAAAGGGATGCAGTATTCCGCCAGCACGATGTTTTCATGCTTCGATCTTGTTAAAGCGGGAAACTGGGGAAACACAAACTACAACGCAATTACGAGTATATCCGACGCTCAAGCCTGCATCCTCGGCGGCTTCATGCATACGGCTGACGGCGTTAATGCGGATGCCAAGCGAACTATTTCAGGAAGTCGTGGATCGATCTTCTTTACGTATGAATCCGGAACGGCCTCCGAGTTTACTTCATCTGGTTCTCTAGCTGTCGGCTCGTCGTTAACAAATACCCACAATTTTTCGACCACGCTTGGAAGCGGAATAACCAGTCTTGAGGAAAATGCAGTTCACGCAAGAAAGTTCATCGCCACGAGCGGTGGGACATCTACAACCAACAATGTTTTCCAGTTCGGTGCAAACTCATGGATATTCGTTTCTGGCACCAATTTAATGTTCCGCACTTTAATCCCAACAGATAACTCGTTTACTGTCACGGTAGCCCCAGCTGCCAGTTTTACAAACGTATACCGGTCTGCCGGGGTTGATTCGGGGAAAACCTACTATACAAATTCGACAGGCAAATCGGCATGGAGCACCGACGAAAGATGGGAGCTTGGTAGTTCTCTAAATTCTCCCGTGTACTATCTGTCCGGCTCACAGTGGAAAGCAGTTTCGAATGATGCAAATGTAACCATCACTGTAACTGGAACCATGATCTCAACGGCAAATCCAAAGACAACACAACTCAACTAAGGAGATTACATGAATAAAATTATCATCGCAACGCTGAGCCTATTCGCCATTGTAACGTTTGGGGAACTGGCTGTTCCGACGGGAGCCGAAATCAAACAAACGGACACTATTACGACCACGGTAACGAATGCCGTGCCGATTGTTAAAATCGAAGTCTCCGAGGTGCGCTGGATGTTGCCTGCCGGAACCAACGGACTGACGGCTCCGCGATGCATGGTCACGAAAATTCTAACCGCCGCAAACGGAAAGCAGACCACCCGCACGAAAGTTGTACCTCTTGCCAAGGTCGCCGATTATTTGGCCAGCTCAGGCACCAGCCTGAGCAACGTTGTGGCAATTCTGGCCGGAGCCGTGCAGATGGACACCAATGACGAGTTCGCGAAATGAAAACCCACACCACCTCATCACCCGCCGATCTCGATCCGCTCGGATGCGCTGAAATGTCCATCCGCCTGATCCTCGCCGCGATCATGGTCGGCTGCGCGGTATCTGTTTCGGGATGCACCTACAACCGCAACGCGCCGCTAATTTCGGGTTCATCTATCAATCCGATAAAAATTGATACCAATCTGACAGTTAAAGACTCAGCAAACGGAAACACCGTGCCGGCTTCAGCCGTGCCGTAAACACAGAAAGATAAACCCATGACACCGCAGGAGCACGAAATCGTCGAGGAAGGTAAGGAGATCGAGAAGGATTTAAAGGATGGCGTCGATGATGCCATTCAGCGCGGTGTCGCGTTTCTGATCCGCCAGCAGCGCACACAGATGTTTTCTGAATTTGTAACGGATAAGGAGTGCAAGGGCCGCATGGCGATGTGCCCAGGCGCAAAGCCGGTAGTCCAGAAGCCTTCTTTTTCAAGGGCGCAGGCGGTCGCGTGGCTTGGTTCGGTGCTGATGGGATGCTCAACCCTTCTCGGAGCGATTCATTTGGTGGTAACAAAATGACAGCCGTTGTCGTCATAGCCTTAATCGTTGCAGGAGCCCTCTGCTTTTCCGTCTGGAGGCTCGCGAAGGCTGGCGGCGGTGTCAAGGTTGGGTTTGTTGTTGATGTGCGCTGGGGAGGCAGGAAATGAGAATTGGCCACGAAAAACACAAAACGGATTCTGCGCTGCTGGCCTATAAGCCAGCTCCAATCTTCGTGCTTTTTGTGGCAATGAATTTCGGAGGTGAGAGATGAAGATCCCGAAGCGGCTGATTATTCGAGGTTATACCGGAGCCGGGTTTGCCGGCGGATTAATCAAGTGGTTCACGTTCGGAACGATCAGCCACGTTTCTTTCGTTTTTGAGTTCGAGAAGCACCAGCCGGAAGAGTTTGAGAGCATCCAAGTCAAGGGTGTGAATCATCACGCGCCGGTCGAGGGGAAAGCCTTCGCCGCGTTCCTTGTCCCTCTGACTCCCGATGAACTGGAGCGGGCCTATGAGCAATGCCTGTTCATCAAGGGCAAATATGACTGGGCTGGAATATGGGGCTTTATGCGCCGGAAGCGGACGCATAACCCGAATAAGTGGTTTTGCTCGGAGTACATCGCCTATGTGCTGTGGAAGGCTGGGTATCCGCTTTCCCGCCGCGATCCGTACAAAGAAACCCCGTCAAGCATCTGCGAGACATTGCGGATCAGCCGCAGCGAACAGGACGAAGACCCGAATGGAGTTTAAGAATGTTTGCCACAAAAAGCACAAAACATGGTTTGCGCGGCGGGCCTATAAGCCCGCTACCCTTTTCGTGTTTTTCGTGGCCAATTAAAGGAGTTTAACTATGATCGGAAATGATGTTTTAAAGGCGGTGCTGGCGGAGAGCAAGGCGGAGTTTGTTCAGGCGAGTATCTGGACGTTATCCGACAGGGATAATTCGTTTGTCCGGCGGTGGCAGATCGACCGGTCGCAGGCGCAGGAAGCTGAAGAGTTTCTGCGGAAATATTTGAGCGCGGCGAATCATCCGAATGATGGGCGCACAATTACCAATCCAGTGGCCACGACCGTGCGCGAGGGGGTTTATCGCGGCGGACGGGTGATGGCCAAGCTGGAGATTGATCCGCAGTCAAAGACGGAAGAGTGGTTTATTTATCAGGAGCTGCGCAAGGGGCTGGCGAACACCACGCTGCTGGGCGGGTCGGTGGATTTCTCGGCCTGGCGGGTGCAGAATGCGGAGAGCTTCCGCAGCGATAGCAATACCGTGGTGCTGGAACTGCCCAATGTTGATCCGTCCGCCGAACAGGCAATCCTTGGCGAGCTTACGGCGGATACGTTTTCTTCTTTATCTACCATTAATGAATCCCTGTCAGGAACCTGGCACAACATCAAAGCCACGGCAAAAATGGAAGACGACGGCAGCTATTCCATCCTGCTGTTCCTGTCAAAGCACAACAACAGCGATCTGTATTTCAAGTTTCAGGCTGGGCCAGACACGATAAAAGGATTTTATTACAAGTGGGAGGCGACGGAAACGACGCTGGCCGAGCTGATTGTTACCAAACAGTTTGACGCGGACGGAGACATCGTAACGTCGACAGGCAAAACGCTTCAGGATGTCGTGTCCGGCAGAACGGTTCAGATGCGCCGCACGGTACGCGATCCGGAAGATCGCCTTTTCGATGTCGAAATCGAAATCGCCTGGACAGCGGCCTACTCTCTCGCGGTTGCGTCGTCCTCGATTGTATTCCAAAAGTTTGAAGGCGCGTCCGTAGCGATTGACCAAGGCTTTGGAATCCCTGACAGCCTGCTTCCGAATTACGCCGCAAACTACAACGCCGCCGCCTTGGCAGAGAACCAGCTTGGCAATTTCCAGTTTGAACGCGATCAGGAAAACGGCACGTTCCGATTCACCGGCTCTATTACGACGCTAACGGCCCGTCAGGGCTACATCGACTGCGGGGATAAGTGGGTATTCTTCGGCGGACAAACTGCCAGCACGAGCTTGATTGACGTGCCTTCTGCCATTAACGGCGGAGTGGCGCTGACCTTTTCTGCTTTCCGGACAACGGCTCTTGCAGGGTTCAAGTCCGAAGGCTCTGTTTCTGCCAGCACGGAAACCGGACTGTTTGCCTATAACATTCAGGTTCAAAAGAATGGGGTGGCGAGTAGTTATACTGCCGCGCATTCTGCTTCAAACATTGAACAACGCTGGATTGAGAACGGGAGAGGTCCCGTTCTTCCGGTGGACATTCTAAGCAGTTACGATGATGTGTACGGCCTATGGTACGAAGTCGTTGACTTCAAGTTTGATGGAGTAGCCGGAAACTACACTTGGCAGAAAACGACGACTCGGTACTGCGCCCCGTCGGCAGGAAGCTGGGTTGATTTTTCGCCTACTGTTGCTCCGGAGAAGAAGGACGTGGTGTTTAACCGCTCGTTCCAGCCCAGCAAGTACCGCAATCGCGGCAACTGGAAGGAAGAGGCGGTGCCGTGGCATGAATCGTGGAACGGCTATGAAGGCTCGACCGAAGCTCCGGAAACTTGGATTTCTCTTGGCTATCAGGCCATGTATGGCAACTGGCAGAGCTGGTTTGATAAAGCATTTATTTACGCTCCAACGGGGCCCGATGTTCCAGTCTGGGCAAGCTCGTATGATGCGTGGAGTAACACGAAGAATAACTATGCCGTCAACGATCTCGTTAATTACAACGGGCATTTTTGGAAGGCGTTGCATGTTGCCGCTACCGAAAACAAGGCAAAAGAGCCGTGGTCTGGAAGTGCAAATATAAACACAGATTACTGGCAGTTTACCGGAACGGGAGTTTCGAGAGGAAGTAACTGGAATAGCGGAATAACGTATGCGGTAGGTAACCAAACAGACTATTTCGTTGGAGGGTCTCCAGCTTTTAGATATTACACCTCTATTCTTGGAACTCACGCCGCCATAACCGGGATTACTCCGGGGACTTCTGCATGGCACTGGGAGGATCAGGGTGTAGATACCAGCGGAGACGCGCAATACGCTACGGATGTTCAAGATTACACTCTTGCCCTACAGTCTCTTAGAATGCAATCGGGGGACGACTTCGGGTGTTTTATCGGACGCGCTGGGACTTCGTATTGCCGCTACACCCCAGATCGATTCGGTCAGAAATCTTTGCACTGGAATTACAAGGTTAATGATTATGGTGATGTCGGTGCGGCGGCAGGCCCATATGCAACAAACCAAACCAGAGACCTAGATTATCTCTACGAAACTCCAGCATACGGATATTCTATTTACAGCCTTGAGGTCGTGCTTTTGAAGAAGTACCGCGTCCGGCGCGAGTATATCCGCTGGTGTGATGGATTTGAGAATTACGGAGGTACCGAAACTCCGCCTGATTGGACGGCTGGAGGATTCGCGGCACGCTACGGCGATTGGAACGCCAATTATGTTAAAGCTGAAAGTACGGCGGGTGATGACGCGGGCCCGCTGGTCGGTATTAATTCGTCCATTTCAGTCAACAGGTATCAGCCAACCCCGCAAAACATCGGCCTTAACTGGTCTGTCGCTCTAAACCAAGCGGGCGATGTCGGTGCGGCGGCAGGCCTTCATACAACAAACCAAACCAGAGACTTAGATTATAACTTCGCGGTTGCGGCCTACGGGTTCTCGGTGTACGACCATCCGCTAGTTGAGGCTGTGGTCTTGGCTTCTTCCGGCGAGCCAGAGATCGACATGGATACGGGCATTCAATACTCGGCGGTGCCTTATGAGAATCCGGCTTTCTGTGTACTCGGTCAGCGGCTTGTGCGCTATGCCAAGTCTCAGGTGTCGCGCTACTATCTGACGGTTAATCCGGCGTTCCTTGCCACAAATCCGATCCCGACAATGGCCGCTGTATTAGCCGACTCAAATAGCAACCGGAACGTGTCTTACAAGCCCGTCAAAATATCAGAATACCTGTGGGCTATCGAGAAGACCGTGACGGAGTTTACCGAATGGAAGGCCGATCTTCACGAGGTTGACGCAGACGGCAATGTCCGCAACTGGCCAAAGGTGGATCAAGCTGGATTCTATTTCTTGCGTCACTTCCCGATGGAAGGCAACAGCTTTACCGGAGAAGATGTGACGACCGGAAAAGTAGCGTATCCTCCAACCATTTTTGACTGATGCTATGGATGAAAAGATTCCATCCGAGTTTATGTCTATCGGGGATTTCCTTTCCGAGCTGAAAGAATCCGTTCTCGGCAAGCATTTTCTGGAACTCGACGAGCCAGCCGACGACATCGAGGACATATTTTCGGACGATGGCGATCAGAAGGATGATGCAGGCTCCGGCTTTGATAGCGGAGAGCATACCGATCAGTCAGAGGAGCCGGAAGAGGGTGACGGAGGCGATGATGGTGATGAAGGCGGTGGCGGCGGCGGCTCCGATCATGGGTATGATGAAGACTGGAAGGCTTACGATGATGACGGGTTAGGCAAAACGCAAGGCCCAGAAGCCTCTAAGCTCCAAGGCCCCGAAGCAAGAGGCACAGAAAAGGAAGAGGCGGCGAAGGCCGAATCTGCAAAGGCGGCAGAAAGGGCGGCGAGCGATAAGCAGGCAGATGCTCCAGCGCCAGACAGTCCAACGCCCCAGACAAACAAGCCAGACCCTCTTTATAGCGCTACGGTTGCGTATGACCCGACCGGGGTGCGCGGAACAATTGATGAAGCATTGCAGTCGGGCGATGACAATCCGGCAAGGATGGATCAAAACCCATCGAATTTCACAACGCAGATGAATGATAAGACTCCGTCCGCCGAGAGCATCAAGGATTCTGCGTTATCAGATCAGGCCGCTGAGGCAGAGAAGCGCATCACTGTTCCTATCGGGGATCGCGGGGAGGTAATTACTGGAACCCCGGCAGAGCTTCAAGCTCAAGCCATCAGCCTTCAGGAGAGTTCAGACAATAATGCGATGGTTGCGGCGGAGTTGGCGAATGCTGAAGACCCCGCCCTAGCACTTATTGAGTCGGTGACTGAATCTGCCAGAGAAGATTTCCTTGTCGCGGATGCAATTAATAGCGCTGTGCGAGAATTTTACGCAAGCCGCAATCCGGCAGACCCAAAAGACAAGGACTATAAAGAAGATTTAGAAAGGCTTGTCGGCAACATGGAATCCATGACCAGCGAGTTTGACATGGTAGCTTAAAAACAGGAGGTAAATTATGGCATCATTAAAGACAGCGGCACAGTTCTTCGGGGCGGGATACACACTGGCAAGCAATACGGTTGGCTTGAAAACAAACAGCTACGCAACAGAGGCAGATCGACTGCTGACCGAGCTGACCGACGCAGAGGCGGCAACGACCGCACCAGCGGAAGAAGTTGTTTTCGCCGTGCTTGAAATGCTCCGCACAAAGTTTGCGGCGGCTGGACTTTCTGGACTGAAGTTCTCCACACAAGACATCGCGGCAATACCCGGAACCGTTCGCCGGAGCTATCAGTTCTTTGTGGACATTGATACGGCGACTCAAAGCGTGGATGTTTGATTGACCTGAATCGAAAGTTTTATAGCGTAGAAGAAAGGCTGGTGGAATTATGGTGAATAATTTGAACGATGTTCTGTTAGACAAAGACGGGAAACCCATTGGCCAGCCTGCTCCGGCAGCGCCAGAAAGAAGTTTCGGTGATGCCCTCATGGAGCGCGCCACCAAAGATCCTGTTACGGGAGTGGCTCGCTTTAATGAAATCAATCCTGGCATTGAGCGTGTGGCCGATACGATGTACGGGAAGCTGCCTGCCGATCCGCTGCGCGAAGCGTTTAATAACGGCATCCCGCTGGATCAGGTTCGGAACCCGTCGGCTATGATTGACCGGGCCGTTGCAGCGGGGGTATCCCCGTCCGGTTCGGTTAGTCCATCCGCCCCGCAGCCGCCTGTTCAGCAGGGTGTTCAGCAAGTTGTACCACCAGAGTCGGTCGCTAAAGGTCCGTTAAATCGGGATAGTGTTCCCGGCATGACGGCTTCCGAGATGCGAAATTATCGCGGGGAGTCCCCTATTCCGGCCAATGCGGCCCAGCCCGAAGGTATGTCGGCTATAGTTGATCGGCTGATTGCAGAAAAGCGTAGCCGCATGGAGTGGGAGCGCGGTACCGGCGAGTATAACGCCGGGCACGCCGCAGAGCTTGACGGTTTGATTCGCGCGATTGAGGCCGGACGCAAGATGGTTGATCCCAATACGGGGCTTCCGATGATTAGTGATTTGCAAGCGGCAGACGCTCTCGATGCCGCGTCTAAGACCAACTTGCGATATTCGACAACAAACTCAGATATTGGCGCAACTATTGCACGGGCGCTTGGCCAGCCAGACCGTACCGATCCGGGCAAATATGGCACCGGCAACGAGCCGTACCGCGTTTCGCAGGCGGTTCAGCAGAGTATTCCAGATTGGCTGGGAAGCATTGCTAAGGGGCAAACCAATATTACGGCTGGTGAAAATGTAAATCAGGAGCGGGCGGCAACCGTTTCCGCAGCGGCTAAGGCGTCGTCCGACCGGATGGATGTTCAGCAGCAGAAGGATGCGCAGACTGGCGACATCCGCGCTCAGAACATTGTCGATGCGTCGGGCCGGATCATCGGATACCGGGCTGGCGGCAAGGATCGTTATCTTTCAGCGACGGAGCTTGAAACGCTCAATGGCGCTGGCGGCGGATCGGCTACCTACGGCGCGGCCAGTACGAAGCCGGCGGCGAAGGCGGCTCCTGCTGCGGCCCCTGTTCAACGGACGGCGCAGGATGAAGCTGCGATCCAGTGGGCGCAGGCAAACCCTGGGTCTCCGCAAGCGGCAGCAATTTTAAAACGTAACGGAATGTAGGAGTTCTTATGGCCTTTGATCCCGACGCCTATCTCGCAGAAACAGACACGGCGGTGATGGATGCACCGGCTTTTGATCCGGATGCCTACCTCGCACAGAAGCCGGAGCCGACGGATCGGACGAATCCGACGGATGTTTCCGGCTTTGATCCTGATGCTTATTTGGCTCAGAAGCCGGAGCCTGTCGCCCCTGCTCCGGTGGCGGATGAGAAGCCATTCTTCCGTGCCGGTGATACCGCGGCGGCAATATGGGATGCTGTGAAGGGGTTGGGGTCTACCGCTCCGGCGGCGTTCTATCAGCTTACCGAAGGGATGGAACGGCCTGACCGCTATTCAGATCCTGCAAAGGCGGCATTCGCTAAGGCGGATGAGTACAATCAGGCGATGCAGGCCAAGACGGAGGCCAACCGTGCGGCAGGGACGAGCAGTTCCGTTGGCGAGTCAGTCAGAGCGGCTGGGCCAAGCCTTGGGTTTTCAGCTGGATCAATGGCCGCATCAATACCGGGTCGTATCGCTGGCGCTAAGGCTGGCGCTATGGTCGGCGGCGCTGTTGGCGGTCTAATTATTCCTGCTCCTGACCCTGCTGATATTGTTACTGTTCCGGCTGGTGCGGCAATCGGCGGATTGATTGGTGCGTTCTCTGGTGGCGTTGGCACTGGCGGAGCTGCGGCCTACCGGATGGCGGGTGCGCAGTTCCTGAATGAAGCCTTTAAGAACATTGAAGCGGAGTCCGTTCGCAAGAGCGGCCGTCCGATGAATGAGGCTGAAAGGCAGTCGGCTTATGAAGCGCTGCTTCCGATCGCCAAGAACACGGCTATTTGGGAGGCCGGTCCTGAAGCGGTCGGCAATGCGGTAACGCTTGGCGCTGGTAAAATCATGTTCGGACTAGGCAGACCGCTCGCGTCCAAGTTTGCCGGAACACTGGCCGGCAAGGCCGCGGCTGGGGCTGGTAGTTTGGCGGTGGAGCTTGGCGGTGAAACCATTACGCAGGTAGCCCAGAAGGCAGATCAGCAGAAGCTGGATGCGATTGTCCAGGGCAGAAGTCCTGACGGAATAGCGGCGGACTGGAGCAAGGGCGGCGTGGTTGAGGCCTTTAAGGAGGTTGCCCCGCAGACGCTGGCGATGATGGGTCTGTTCGGCGGTGCCGGTGCAGTGGCTGGTGCAATTAATAAGCAGATCAACCCCCAGCAACCAGCAACCAGCAGCCAGCAACCCTCCACCGTTCCCGTTCCAGAAGAAATGAAGGCATGGCTGGATCAGCAGGCCGGAAGACCGACAACAGAGGTCAGAGGTCAGGGGTCAGAAGTCAGTGGACAGTTTAATCGGCAGCCGTCAGACCTTCGCCTCGCAACTGATATTGAGATTTTACAGAGCGAAGATCGAAAAGCCGGAAGACCGACAGAGGTTACGGATCAGCAGAATTTAAATAACCCCCAACAGACCCCCGCCGTATCCTTTCCGGCGGGAGAACAGCAAGCCGAGCAGGCGGCTATCGCACCGGAGGCTCCTGCCATAGCTCCGGGTGCACTTCCAGCGGTCATGGGTCAGGGGTCAGAGGTCAGCGGTTCTGCCACAATCGCCAATCCCCAATCCTCAATCCCCAATCCTCAATCCTCTGCCGACAACATCTACATGCGTATGCCGATTGAACGGGTGCAGGCGGATGCAGCGCTGGGGAACAAGCGGGCGCTTGATGCGCTGGCGATTCGGATGACGGAAGCCGGAAGACCGATGCCAGAGGTCAGAGGTCAGGGGTCAGGGGTTAGTGTGAAGGCCGCGACGAATCAACGCCCTGTTTTTTCAGATGATTTTTACGGAAGGATTGAGTCTGCTGGCTATACGGCGGCAACGATTGGTTCGTCAGTCAGGGGAAATCCTCATTCTGAGACAAGCGCACAAGGTGCCGCATGGCGGCGCGGATTTGAAAAGTTCCAAGGTTCGGAACAAAATGTTCCAGCGGATGAAACACGTCAACCCGCAACCCTGAACCCTGAACCCTCCAACATCTACATGCGTATGCCGATTGAGCGGGTGCAGGCGGATGCAGCGCTGGGGAACAAGAGGGCGCTTGATGCGCTGGCGATTCGGATGACGGAAGCCGGAAGACCGATGACCGAAGAGGCGCGGCCACCGTCCGCACCCACAGTGGAAGCTGGACAGCCGCAGATTGCCGATGTTATAAACAGAGAGGTAAACAATGAGAAGAATAACAGATCAGGAATTGCAGGATTTGTCGAAGCGCAAGCCAGCGGGGGCGGCTTACCTGCGCCGCTACCTGCGAAGAGAAGCAGAGCAAAAGGTCAGCCAGACCAACCCCGCACCTTCAAAGAAAACCAACTCGTAAAGATCAATTCTAACCAGCAGTACATCCGCAGCGGTGACAGCTGGGTGATCGCCCGCGACGGGCGCATTATTCTCGACTCCAAAGGCAAGCGCAAGATTGTGCGCCGTCCTGAATTGATTGCCCAAATCGAGAACCGTCCGGGCTGGCAGGAACTGAAGGCTCAGGTTAAGCAGCAAGAGGGCGAGGTTCGTGCGCGCACCCGTCAGGCTGATGATGAAGTCCGCAAGTTCTACGATAGCGACCCGGCGCTGGCGCGAGTGTTGCGTGAGGGCGGAATCTTAATGCCGGAGCGCGAGCCGTTCGCAACATACCCCGATGAGTACGCCGCGATCCCGCGAGACTTCAGGGGCAAAGTCCACGCCGCAACAAAGCAACGTTTTGGTTTGCCGCTTGACCAGCACGCCGACCAGGTTGGAATGGACGACGAATCACTGCGCCGCAAGATGGAGGCAGCGGCTGAACAGGCTGATAAGATTCGTGAAGCGGTAATGGCCGGGCTTCCGGTTCCGGTGCAGGTTGATATGCGAGGGAATGATTTGGCCGCCGAGGCTATGCTGGCCGACATGCAGCAGGGTATCCGTCCGCCGCAGGATGCGATTGATGATTTCAAGGATATTTATAACGATCTGCTGAAGCTCTACGGGATCGATGAGAAGTCGCTCCGCAATCAGGACGAGCTTGCCGATGAGGATTATTATCCCGTCGAGGCGCTGGCCGAGCGCGCCGCGCTGGAGGATGAGGCCGCAGCGGCAGAGGTCAGGAGTCAGGAGTCAGGGGTCAGGGGTCAGGAGCCAGTGGTCAGGGATCAGCCCGTTGCTCCGGCTGGAGAAATGTTTGCTGACGTTCCTTTTAATCTGATGGGCGATGCTCCGGTTGAGCAGGCCCCTTTAAAACCAAAGACGCAGGAGACCCCTGCCCTGTTCTCGAATCGGGAACTGATGGGCCGCAACTATGACGACCTGGACAACAAGGGGATTCAGGATTTGCAGGTGCAGGCGACCCGCGAGAATGTGGATTTGACGAATGTTCCAAACTCCGCCCCGCGTATCCGTGAGGCGATCCGCGCCGCGCGGCGCTCCGATGCTCCCCGTAATCCCGTGGCCGGCGAGATCCAGGCCGGAGCGGATGAACTTTTTGGGACGGGGGCTGGGAAGTTCCGGACGGAAGGCGCAGCTTTCTATTCCCCGCTGGCGCGTGCCGTCGAAGGATTTAAACAGGATACCTTCTCGGTTGAGCAGCTAAAAGGAATGGTGAACAACGCTCCCGGCGTGAAGGCCGAGGAGCTTGTCGATCTTGGGTTTACCGACTGGCTGGATGGGATACAGGGCAAAGTCACGAAGGCTCAGGCGTTGGAGTTTATCAGGAACGGCGGGCCGCAGATTCAGGAAGTGGTGAAGGGGTTCGGCGCGGCTTCTACCGCGTTCGATGGGTGGAGTGATTCAGAAATCCGCGAGCATCTAGTAGAGAATATGAACGCTGATCCGGATGAAGTTCAGCCAATGAATAGAGCGGAGTTAATCGCGTGGGCTGATCGTAACGCCGATCCTTTCGATGCGTCTGGCGCTCCTAGTGATCCAAAATTCAGCCAGTACCAGCTTCCGGGAGGCGAGAACTACCGCGAGGTGTTGCTGACGCTGCCGGACACACAAAGAAAGCTGACAAAAGACGAATTGATAGAACTTGGTTCTCTAGCGAAGCAGCGTTTAGCTGCACGGATTCAAGCACAGCCGCAGCTGACATCAGAGCAAGAAGACCGCTATCAGGAGTTGGCTAAAATAGACGAACGTGTAACTAAATTGTTTCAATCATCCCACTGGGACGAGCCGAACGTCTTGGCGCACGTCCGGTTGAACGACCGCACCGGGCCAAACGGCGAAAAGATTCTGTTCATCGAAGAGATCCAGAGCGACTGGCATCAGGCGGGAAGGAAGGGAGGCTATAAGGGTGAAAAGAAAATTGATGCGAGCGGATGGACGGCATCGCTTAAAAATGTAAACGGAACCGAGGGGTGGGACGTTAGGGATGCTAACGGTTCTCATGTAAGCGAAGTCGCAAAAGATTGGAAGGGAGAAGTTCGCACAGCGGAGGATGCTATCCGCATTTCTTCTGCCGCAGAACAAAAGCGAGCAGACCTTGAGGGGTCTGTTCCTTCAGCTCCCTTCAAGAAGTCGTGGGCAATGCTGGCATTTAAGACAATTCTGCGGGATGCGATTGCCAATGGCTATGATTCTATATCGTGGACTCCCGGCGAGGTGCAGGCAGAGCGGTACGATTTGAGTAAGCAGATCAAGAGCCTGTCGGCGTGGAAAGTGGAAAGCGGGCAGTGGGAAGTTAATTTTGTCGATAACAACGGAACAAGCCACGGACAAGGGCCGCTTCCCGAATCAGCACTGGCTGATACTGTCGGGAAGGATTTGGCGCAGAAGATTATTGCGGACGGCGGCGGAGAGTATGCCGGTCTCGACCTCAAAGTCGGCGGCGAAGGGATGAAAGGCTTCTACGACCAGATTCTGCCGAAGGAAATCCAGAAGTATGTCGGCAAGATGGGCGGGAAAGTGGGGACGGGAGAGGTTCAATCGTCCGAGAGGGTGTCAAAATACTACGTATTAGCAGAAGGTTTTGGACGCGCAGATCGCCAAGAGTTCGATACGCATGAAGAAGCCTATCGGCATTTGAAATCCATTCAGGCGGCAGAAGAAGAAATTACAGGAAAAACTAATGGCTATCGCGTTGAGAAGGCCATTTCAAACACGTTGGCTCCGTCTATTAAACAGGTTTGGAGCCTGCCCATCACCGACGCAATGCGCATGAAGATTGGCGATGAAGGCCAGTCTCTTTACCGTGCTGGCGATCCGTCGGATGGGCTGACGTTTAACGAGTTCACGGAGAAGCAGAGGAATGAATCCATTCTCCTGCTGAAGCGTATCCTGGGCGACAATGTGCAGGTGCGGACGCTGGCAGAGAAGATTATGACGCCAGATGGTCAGGCCGCGCTGGGTAAGTATCAGCAGGGCTGGATTGATTTGGTGGATGGCCGTGCCGATGTGAAAGATACCGCCGCGCATGAGGCTGTTCATGCTGCCGTGGATTTGTTCCTCTCCCCTGCGGAGCGGTCGCGTCTGCTGGATGCGGTCGGCGGTAACGAAGAGTTGCTGGCTGAGAATTTTGTGCAGTATGCGAAGGATCGTTCCGGCGCGTTCGGTAAGGTGCGGATCGTGGCTGAGAAGCTGATCCGGTTTATCAAGGCGTTCGTTACAAGCCGTCAAAGTATGGGTGTTCCGTCCGATGCCGTTATTAAATTCTACGAGGATTTGATGATGGGGAGCATGAAGAATCGCAGCGGACAGTCTGCCGGCGGGGCTGCAAGTTTCCGCGTTGATCCTAACGAAGAGAATTTCAAGAAGGTTCAATCTCTCTACGAAGCGGCGCAGGGTGAGACCGATCCCGCGAAGCTGGAGGCGATCCGGCAGGAGTTCTATAAGATTCGGGATCTGGCGGACGCGGTTAATGGCCGGACGGCTCCGGCGGTTTCGGCCAATACTCCGGTGAAGCGTAAGCAGTTGGCGGATATGTCCCGCGAGGAGCTGCAATCCGAAGCGAAGGCGCAGGGGCTTTCCCCTGCCGGTACGGTGGATGTGATCCGTAAGCGGCTTTTGAATGCGCAGGACGGTGAGCGGGTGCGCGCCCGGTCGTTCCTGCAAACGGTTCAATCCGAAACAGGTTTGCCGAAGGAGTTGCTGGATCGGCTGGCGTCGGTTGATCCGCAGACCTATCAGCAGATGCGCTCCGGCGAAATGGTGAAGGCGTTCCGTGCGTGGCTCGATCAGGGCGCGGCGAATGTTTCCCGTGCCGATGCGTTTGTGATGAGCAATGAGAAGGCTGACGGGGTGAAGGGTACGCTGGCTGCCGCGCTGATTGACAGGTATAATTCAGAGGATAACTGGGAAGCAGCAAGCCGGATCATTGACCATATCGACCAGCTGGCACGTGAAAACGGTCAGTTTAATCAGGCTTTGTCTTTCGTGGCGGCTCATTCCGGCAAGAGTTTTATGCGGTCGGTGGATAAGTTCCTGCAAAAGTACAAGGTTTCTATCCCGGATGATGTGCTGGAGAGTATCCGGCAGGATTATATCAAGGCAACCCGCATTGATGATGAGGCGGCGCGGATGGATGCCGTGTCCGCTGTGATTGAGCGGGTGGCCGCCCTCGCCCCGACGAAGTGGAATGACTGGATCGGCGCCTATCGCTACACGAATATGCTTTCCAACCCGCGCAGCCATGAGCGCAATGTGTGGGGTAACTTTTTCCAGACGTTTGTGGCTCGTCCGCTGGCTCTGGCCGGTCAAGGCCGGTTGATTGGCGCGGTGCAGTATGAAGCGTCGGCTTTCAAGTCGCTGCCTAATGCGGTTCAGGCGTTCAAGGATGCTTGGAACAGCGGATCGACCGGCAATCGCTGGTTTGAATCCATGAACAGCAACATGAGCAAGTTTGAGAGTGAACGGATGCGCCAGGGGGCGCAGGCAGTTCCTGCCCGTAAGGCATTGCTGGTGGTGGGTCGCCTTCTCGAAGCTCAGGATAAGTTTTTCTCTGCCATGATTGCGCAGGGTGAAACCTACCGGCTGGTGCAGAAGGGCGTGACTCCGGATCAGGCGGTTGCGCTGGGCAATAAGCTGGCGGATGATCTGCTGTACCGCGAGAAGCTGGGCAACGATATGGGCGACAAGTCCAAGGCGTTCGGCGTCCGGGCTCTGGATGCGGTGGGCTATCAGATGGAACAGCTTCGCAAGGCTCCGTTTATCGGCAAGCCGGCGGGGTGGTTCCTGCCATTCATCCGGACTCCCATCAACGTCGGCAAGCGTATGGTTGAGTTTTCCCCGCTTGGTTTTGTGCGCAATCCAACGGCTGGAAAGATGACGGCTGAACAGGCCGGACGCGCAGTTGCTGGGTCGGCGGTGATGATGGCCGGTGCGATGCTGGCGCTGGCAGGTCAGACAACCGGCGCCCCGCCGAAGGATAAGGATGAGCGCAAGCTGTGGTATGCGAGCGGTCGGCGTCCGTGGTCGGTTCTCCTTGGTGGAAAGTGGATTCCGATGTGGTATTTTGGATCGTTCGCCGGTGCGCTGGCGCTTCCAGCTGCTGCGCGGGATACCTGGGCGGATGATCCGGCCACTGCCGGCGCTCCGGTACACAAGAAGATGGTGAGCATTATCGCCAACATGAGCGCGTTCTACGGATCGCAGACTCCTTTGCAGGGTGTCGGTACGTTCCTTGATATTGCAATGGGTAAGAGTGAATACACTACCGCCGGATCGCTGGCGTTCAATGTCGGCCAGTTCGTTCCGGCCAGTGGGTTCCTGCGCTGGGCAAATCAGCTGGTGCTCGATCCCGTGTACCGGCGCGGCGGATCATTCGAGGAAGGTTTCAAGAAGGATTATCCGTTCCTCAGCACGTCAACCCGCGCGGTGATGGGGCCTGAAATTAAGTCTCCATCCGGGCGAGTACTCCAGCCGGCTGAACCGGTGGTGCGTAAGACGGGATCAACCCTGCTTCCGTACGATGTGGATACGGTAAACCCTGAAATGGATGCGCGCTGGCAGGATCGGAATGAGATTTTGAAGAATCGCGGACGGAACAATGAGGCGCTTGAGCAGGATATTCGGCGTGCGCTGCGCGGTGATATGCACCCTGACCAGGTGATTGATACGATTAAGCGTATGTCCGGCGGCAGCGTAGCCCTACGGGAAGAACGCGCGCGACTGATGCAGAAGGCCAAGGCGCGGTTTAAGGATGCGGGGCTGGAGAAGTAAACATTCTCAGCTCGGCAAGATCGTCGTCAACTGGAAACGGTTCGTCAACCTTAGGGATTTTGGCATAGTGGTTGAGCGTTACCTGGTAGGAGCTGTGGCCAAGCCAGTCGTGAGCGCGATCGAGCCCGTATTTTAAACGCCAGAATGATCCTCTCATGCGGCGCAGAACATACACGCTTTTCGATCCGTCGGGGATGAAGTCGCGCATCCATTTGGAAAGTTCCCGTTTTAGAAGGTTGTGCCTGGCAGTCGGCGTTCCGGCCAGTATGCGGGGGTCTCCGCCGAACTCTAGCAGGTCGTCCATGACCTTCTGCGGCACCGGAATTTCGCGGGAGGTCTTCGGCTTGTAGCCTTCGGCCTCGCGCTGTTTGATATGCAGCCAGTAGATTCCCTTCTGATCCGTGCTGAACCAGTGCCGGCAGACTTCCTGCGCCTCTTCGTTGCGCAGTCCAAGGTCAAAGCAGAGAACGAAGGCCAAATAGAGCTGCTTGTTTTCGCGCTCGCGCAGTTTGCGTCCGGCTTCGATCATCCGGGTCATGGTTTCGCACGATGGCAGAGCGTTATCCACTTTGTCCGGCGTAATGATTTTGGCGGTAAGGAATCGGTCGAAGGCTTTCGGGTGGACAATATCGTGCAGATAATCCATGCGCTTTGAGAAGATGCTGCGAGCCTGGCGTATCATGCTTTCAATGCTGCGCTTGCATCCGGGTGATCCGTCGGCTGCCAGCATCGTGTCGGCATACTTCTTGAGAAGTTCAACGGTCAGCTCGGACATGCAGGCGGTTTCCGGCGCGGCAAATCCGGCCACGGTCATAATCTTTTTCAGGTTTCCGACGTTGCGGTGGGCGGTATCTTCTGCCGGAGATCCGCGGCGCAGGACTTCGGCGGTATAAAGGGCAATCAGTTCTCCAATGGTTGGAAAGGCAGCCTTTGAGCGGGTGCCGTATAGAGCGCCCCAGTCTTCTGTCTCTGCGGCCTTCTGCTTTACCTTCATCCGTTCCTTGGCCACGCGCAGATCACCGGTCTGGAGGCTCTCGGCGTAGCGATTTCCGGCAATGGTTTGAGTCCAGTACCATACTCCCTTGCGATTCGTTAGATTTTTTTCTTTCTTCGGAGCCATGATTCGCCTACCTTCCTGCGTCCTTTGATCATTGAAAACTTAATAAACCCTCTGTTGCTGGTAGCACGTGATTTTTTGATGTGCCTTGTGTTGTAACTTCATGTTGTTGGCTGTTTGTATTCCCTTGTGCATCGTTGTGCAAGCTGAAAGATTATAAACACCATTAAAAGCCAGTAATTTAATGGGATTTGTTAAAGTTTTCTTTATGTTGGGCCGGTAGCTCAGTTGGTAGAGCATTTGACTTTTAAGCCCATGTTTAAACACAAATTCCCCTTATTTATTTCCCGTTTTTGTGGCGTGTTGTGCCGTTTGCTGTGTGTTTAAGCATTTGTTTTTGTTACATCACTGGCGGGATGCGTCCGCGCCCTTACTGCGCTTTTCTTCCCGTGCGGCAACGGCGATCCGGGCGCGTTCGCTGCGCTCGGCGGGTGTCATGCTGTGCATACATGCCTGCCCTTTGATTGAGTTGAGCAGGCTTTCGACTTTGGCGCGGAAGCTGGTCGAGCGTTCGATATGTTCCAGGATGCGGCGCTCTTTGACGTCGAAATCCTTTTGGCATTGTGGGCAGGTGTATTTCATGGGGCTCCTTATGTTGTTATTCCGAACAGGTGGTTTCCGATGGTTTGCTTGTGTGTCATGCAGGCCGACCAAATCGGGATTACGTTGAGAGTATGGTAGTGCGTGGCGGTGGTTGTTGGGCGGAATGTTCCAGCCCGCATTTGGCTTTCTATGCCTTCTAGGAATGCAAGGATGTCGGCCTCGGTTTGGTTGGACGGCTTGGGTTTGATGAATCCGGCGTTGTTGCATGAGAATTGTTTCGGGGCCAGACAAACCGCGTTGAGGGATTTTCCGTCCCGCTGCGCCCTGTTCCAGATCACCGAGGCGACGGCCAGAATTCCTTCGCGGCCTTCTCCTCTGGCTTCATGCCATATTGTTCCGGCGATTATTCCCTTGTTCATTTTCGTGCTTCCTTGTACTGCTCCAGCTGCCAATATGGCAAGCAGGATGATGATTGCGCGCATGTTGAGTCTTTCTCGGAGGCTGTCAAGGGCCGCTTCCGGTTCGCCCTGGTGTCAAAATTCGTGTCTGTAGCGGTTTATTCTTTGCCAGTTGCCTTTAAAATGGCGGTTTCCAGTACGTCTATGGCATCCTGCTCGTCAATGTTTTCCGGATCGGTGAGCGCTTCGAGAGCGTGCTGGCAGGCGGCGAGCAGATCGGGGACTGCTGCAATCAGTCTAGCATTGGCCAGGCTTTCTTCCGTGTCGTGTGTCTCGGATAGACCGCAAAGAGCAATGACAATATTTTCGCGTGTGTCAACCATAACGCCAATTTGCGCCTGGTCGAAAACATAACAAGCCCCTGCCTTCCACTTTCCCGGCGTGTGTAGTGGTATTCCGGCGGCTGCGCATAGTTCGGCGTGTGTGGCTGGTCTTCCGTCTTTCATGATTTTGATCGTGCTCATGGTGCTTCTTTCTGCCGGGATACGCCCGGCGCGGTTTTAATTTTCGTGCCTGTAGTGGTTTAGTATTCGCGCGGGTGCATGATTACGAGGACGCGGCGGCCGTTTTCGTCGGCGGTTGGGATGGCCCAAAGTTCTGCGCCTTCGGGCAGCGGGAAGTCTGTAAAGGGGATTTCCTGCATGGTGCGGCGGTCGGCGTTGCCGTCGCTGCATGTGATATTGCACTCGTTTTCTCCGGTCATTTGAATTTTCCAGCACTGGAAATCCGGATCGGGAATTTTTGCGGCCTCATATTGCCATGATGCGATTACGTCGATGAACCAAAAGGCTTCGCAAAGCTCAGCGAGTTTTCGCGCGCCGTCGGTGATGAGGATGCCGGGAAAATTGTGCCTGTAGTAGTTTCCGGTCCCGCCGATAGATTCCGCGCCTAGTTGTTCGAGCCGGGCGCGTAGTGCCTGCTGCTCGGTCGTCCCTGTAGCGGTTCCGGTCTCTGTGGTTTTCGTCCCTGTAGCGGTTTCGGGTGCTGTGTTCATGGTCTTTCTTTCTCCGGGGCTGTCAGTGGCCGCCCCGGCTCGCCGTGGTTTTAGTTCGTGAAAGGTTGGCCGGCGGCTGCGTAGGCTTCGCGGGTCCAGGCGCTGGCGGTGCGGCGGGTGTAGTTGGCCCAAAGTTCGCGGGCCTGGTCGGGTGTTACCTTGTGCAACTTCCGGCCGTCGAAGTGGTGCAGGACGGTTGTGGCGTCGCGGGCCGGTGACGCGATCCAGTCAACGGCGGTTTTCTCGTTTTCAAGTATCCGTTCGCGGGTGCAGCGTCCGAAAAGGTATGGGACCGATTCGCCCGGCGCTGGCCAACTTGGATCTTCTGCCGGCCGCATAAAATAAAGGTGCGTCCCGTATTTGTATGCGGAATGAATAAAAGGCATTCCCGGCCGGGCGTCGATTTGTTCGCGGTCGTGGTCTATGTCGGTGCGGTAGTCTGTAACGACCGAATTTATAATTTTTAGAAGCTGGCCGGCGGTTGTTTCTTGGCGCGCTTCTAGGTGCATAAATACGCCGGTATATGTGGCCGGCGTGCGGGTGCGGTCTTTCCACTGGCTGCGGGTCGGTCTGGTCGTGGTCATGGTGTGGCCTTTCTGCCGGTCGTCCAGGGCGGACCGGCGCGCCCGGTGGTTTAAATTTTCTGGTTTAAGATCCAGCGCTCGGCGCTGTACTTGTCGAGGCATTCGCCGGTTTCTATGTCGAGCGCTCCGGCTTCGGGCGGCATGTGCTGCGGGCGGCCGTAGGCGGCGGCGTGGTTTGGGTGGGTTGCCATGTGGTTTACAAAGTGCCAACGGAGCGCCCAGGGGCTTGCGGCGGTGGTAATGGCGCCAAGGTTTAACGGCTGATCTGCGCGCTTTACAGTGACGCGCGCGATGTAGTCGCGGCGGGTGCCGCTGGTGAATGCGTCTTTTATGCTGCAAACGGTTTCCACTTCGCAGCGGATCCCTGCGCGCTCCAGGCTGTCCACGATCCGCGCGGCGGCGTAGGTTTTCCAAAGCATGGCGTCGGCGCTTTTCTTGCAGCTTTCCGCGACGTTTACCCGGATCTTTTGGATCCGGCCGCGCTTGGTGCCGGCTGTGACTTTTACGCGCTGGCGCATAAAAGGCCGTTCATCGTGGAAGCGTTCGACGTGCATTTCGTCGCCGTCGTCCATGCTCCAGCGCTTGGCGCGTTTGGTTTTTCCTGTGCTCCGGTTAAGCTCTGGCAGCTCGTTTAGTTTGCGGGCGCCTTCGGTCCAGGTGAAGCGGCGCGCTTCTATCTGTTCGCGGTCGGCGCCGATAAACCGGGCGCGGTCGGGGGTTAGCGTTTCGCGGTCTGGCGCTTGGCGGTAAAGCGCCGCCAGGCTTGGAAAATTATATTCTTTTGCGGTGGTTTTCATGGTGTCCCCTTAGAAACAAAGTGCTTTTTCGTCGTCGGTCCAGTGGCCAATGATCCCGGCTTTCCAGTCCAGGCCGGCGGCTTTCAGTTTGTCGGCGGCGATAATTGCGCGGGTGCTGATTATGCGGTCAATGCCGTTTGTTTTTACCGTGGCGCGCAGCGCCTGGCAGAATGCGACCACTTGCGGATCAAACTGGCTTTCGTATTCTGCGGAGTAGTCAACCTTAACAAAAGCGCCGGCGAAGCGGTCGAGCGTGGCGGCGTCGAGCTGGTTGTTTCCGATGTATTGGCGATCGGCTCCGGTGCCGGTGGTGTTAGCCGTGGCTATGATTACGCAATCAGGATTCCGGATGACGTGGCCGGTACTGGTTTCAAGCTCGTTATTAGCAAGCAGGGCGTTACATACGGCGGCAACGTCGGGCTCAAGCATCGGCATTTCATCAAGCACGATGATTCCAGGTTGTGCAATGGCGCGGCTGATTGCGCTGGCGCGCGGTTCCGGATATTTGAAGCCGGTTATTTCTGCGGGGCTGGTTCCGGCGCTGCATGACAGGATCGTGCAGGGCAGGTTTGCTTCCTCGGCAAGCTGGCGGCAGATCGTGGTTTTTCCGGTTCCGGCGGGACCATATAGCCAGATATTACGAAGTCCGGCGCCGATGATTGCGCGAAGGTCTGCCGGTGCGCCGGTTGTGGCCGGTGCCGGCTTGGCTTTCGGGGCCTTCGGCGCTTCTTCGTGTTCGGGCTCGTCGTGGTGTTCTTCGTGCTGCTCGTCGTGTTCCGGATCCTGGCGCGGAGCGCGTTTGGCTTTTGGTGCTGGCGCTTTTTCCGGTGCTTTATCTTCGGCCGGTTTTTCTTCTGGCAGTGGTAGCTCTTGCTGGTTGTCGTGGCCGGTGCTTTTCTTTTTGGCATAGAATGGCTGCCGGATGCTCTGGCCGTCCCAGTCGGGGAAGAAAGGGCGCACAAGGCGAACGGCGGCGCCGCGCTGGTCTTCGGTGCGTCCTTCTTTGAGGAAAGTCAAACAGGCGTCGATTATTTCGCCGGCCTGGCTGATCGTTGGCTCTGGCCGGTTTTCCGGTTCCCAAAATTTTAAACCGGTTAAGCGGAAGAGATACCCGCCTTGTTTGTGGCTTAGTGCTTGTTGTGACATGTTGCGCTCCTTTGGTTCCTGTCATGGGCCGGAACCGCTCGCCCTGTTTCAATCGTCGGGGGATTTATAATCTAACCGTTAGATGCAGACAACAATATTTTATATATTTTTTTATGGGTTGCGTTTCGCTCAATGTTTGCAGGGGTGAGGGCGTTGAAAATTATTTTTTTAAAACTATTTTTTTATGCTCGGCGGCGGTGTGCTGTAGTCTGGCGGGGATATGCAAAGCGATTCCCCGAACTGGTAAAATACGGGGCGCAATTCTTTCGCGCCATTGTCAAATGTAACCATAACCCAAAGTTTGCCGGTTTGGGTGTCTAGCATATATTTATCAGAGTTCCAGTCTGACACCTGGCCGAAGGCGTAGCGCCCGGCCTCGCTTTGCAGTACCTGGAAGGCTGGCTTTGTGGTTATTGGATCGGCGGCGAGCGCAGCGGAACAGATCGCGGCGCTGCATATAATGGCGGTCAAGTATTTCATTTTTTACCTTTCGTTTTGTACGCTGGTCCGGCGGCTTCTTTCAATACGGCTTCGGCCTGTCTTTCAATTTCTATTCCGGTTCTCAATAAATGCGCAATGGCGTTTGATAGGCTGCGCCCCTGTTCTCCGGCTATTCGCTCGGCTTCCGCTAATATTTCCGGCGGAACTGTTATAGATATTTTCGGGCTTTTTCTGGTTTTCATTTGTTGCCCCTCCCTTTTCGTTTGTGATTGTCCTACCTTAGCGGACAATATGCAACTTTTTATTTTTTCTGCTTGTCGAGTGTCGGACACTGTGGCACATTGCCGGAAATTCGGGGCTAAAATATGGAAAATAAAGTCAAAATTAGTGTTACTCTCCCGCCGGATCTGGTTGATGAAGTGTCCAGGCGCGCGGCGTGCGAGCATCGCAGCCTTTCCGGACAAGTTTCTTATTTTTTGGCGTTGGCGGTAGGACAAACGATCACAAAGCCGGAAAGGGTCTCCCAATGATTAATTTTTTAAATCTTCAGCCTTTATGCTTTCGCGGTCTTTTGTCACGGGGTGGCGCAGTGGTAGCGCGTCGGGCTCATGCTCCGAAGGTCGCCGGTTCAATTCCGGCCCCCGTTACCACATGGACAGATCCGGAAACAGGCGAGCCGTGCCGATGGGCTACCCGCAGAGAGTGCGCGCTTATCCTGGCCGCTTGTTTTTTGGGGTGCTGCATGTTTGCGGCGGCGGTTTTTGCGCTGGGCTGGTTTTTAGGGGGTGCGAAATGATTGCGCGTTGTGAGCCGTCATTTCGTGGGCACGCTCCCCTAGCCTACAGGCAGCCGGTTCGGCCTTCTCGCTGCAATGATCCGCGACTGATCGAGCGCTTTTTGCGTGTACCGGCGGCGCGCGTTTTTAATTCGGGGGTGAACCGTGAAAAATAACTGCGAGCCAGTCGAGCCACACTATAGCGCCGCGCAGGTTGCGGCGCTTCTTTCGATTTCGCGCAATACGGTTTTAAACTATCGGGCGCGCGGTGAGCTGCGGCCATGGGTGTGCCTGTCCGGGCGCGTTCTTTTCCCGGCTTCGACGGTAAACAAGTTTTTAGAATCTCGGCGCGTGGCCTGATTGGCGCGCGCTCTTTTTATTTTTTGGAGTTTTCAGAATGTCAGAAGAGAAACAGATCCAGCTTTTCGAAGGTGATGAGATCACCGAAGCAAGCTGCAAGGCTTTGGAATACAAGCAGGGCGTATATTCCGGCGAGCTGTTAAAGGCCAACGATCCGGAGCGCTATACGCTAGTTTTAAACCTGCTGGCGTCCGGGCGTTTCACTTGGCGCGACATTCGGCAGGCAACCGGCGTTTCGATGGGCTTGATTGCTGGCGTCCTAAAGTTACAAAGTCGTGATATAGAAGCAGTTAAAAGAGAACAGGCGAGCGAGTCGCGTGTAATTGCCGGCATGACTAATGCCATGATGATCGAATGGCTGCGCGAAACCTTAGACAACCCGGATCGAATCCGCAAGATGACGCCGACCGACTTCCAGAAGCTGGCTACCGCCGGAGCCATTGCCACCGACAAGGCCCTTGTCCAAACAGGACAGGCAACCAGTATCACAGAGTTTAAATCCATTGATCCTTCAGAGGATGAGTTTACCCAGGCGCTGCGCAGCGCTCGCCGTGTCGACATGATCGACGTTGAAGCCGTGGAGACCGGTATTGAAGGGGAAAGCGCGCAGACAAAAGGCGGACCGGTGCCGGGTGCTGCTGATGGTGATCCGGACGGCGTGGAGCAGGTCGGCGGCAGTGCGTCAGGCGGTGCCAAGTGATTTATAATCACATGCTTTTAATTAAATACCCCAATGTTTTATGGTGTTTCGTGTTTTGTGTTGTGTGTTGTGTTGCGTGGCGCGCGGGATTGTCTGGCGCTGGTGGCGCGCGCGGGCGCGGCGCCGAAAAAAAAAACTTATACATAGGGGGGGAGGGGTTACTAACAACAACACTCTCAACATATATATATATGCGTACAACATCACAGAATTTTGAGCAAAGGGGTCTGATCGGAGGGAAACATGGCTGAGTTCACAGTGTTTGAGAAGGATTTATCTGAGGCTTCCGGTGTTGCCAGAAGCATTTTCGTAAAAAAACGGCGCGAGCTGGTGGATGGAGTTGACTTTGCGCAGGTAAAAAACGCGACGGCGTACACGCCTGATGCGGCTTTGGCTGTTCTTACGGCTCTTGGTGTGCCCTCTCCGGCCAATGCGCTTGAGCGGGCTTGCAGAGGCATTGCTGACGGTTCTGAAAAAAACGGCGCGCAGCTTGTCGGGGTTGTAACTCGGCTGTTTCGTCCAAACACACGGGCAATGGAGTGCAGTTTAGAAAAAAACGGCGCGCTGGTGACGGTCAGTGTGCGGGATAATCTGATGTTTTACGTTGGCCAGCGGGTTCCGCTGAAAAAATCGCTGACGGATATTCACTTTCTGGACGCACCCCACCCTCGCCGCAAGGGAAAGATACCCGGCTTTGAGGAGGCCGCTAAATGAAGATGCCTTACATCAAGTTTTATATCCGCGATTGGCAGTCTGATCCGGAGCTGAGGATGTGTTCTTTGGGGGCTAGAGGTCTGTGGATCGAAATGCTTTGCATCATGCAGAACGCAAAACGCAGGGGACACCTTGAGTCACCCACGGGGGAACCTATAAACGACGATATGCTTTCTCGTTTAATCGGCACCGATAAAGGTGACCTTTATACGTACCGCGACGAACTGATTAAGCTAGGGGTCACATCAATCGAAGCTGAAACTGGCGTAATGTATTGCCGGAGAATGGTTAAAGATGCTGTTAAATCTGAAAAATGCGCCAACGCCGCACGGAAGGGCGGAGGAAACCCCTCTCTCCGCACCTCTCTCCCAGGATATAATATACAGAAACCAGAGACCAGAAACCATATAAGTTTAAAGGCCACCTTTAAAGGTGCCTCTACTGCTTCTCTCTCGATGGTTGAAGAAGTTTTAAACTGCCGTCCAGAGTTTGCCGGACTCGACCCCGCCCCGTTCTTCCAGGCGATCCACGTTGCGAAGGAGAATCCACGGCTGAACGAGAACCACGCCGAGTTTATTGCGAACATGGCGAACAGCCTAGAGCTGCCGAAGGTTCCGGTCCGCACATACGCCAACTACCTGAACAGCGCTGGAAAACCGGGCGC